GTCGGTGGCTTCGTCGCCACGCTCCCCGGCGTCGGTCAGGCTCTGTCGATGGCCTTCGCTCCCTTGGCCATCATGGAGATGATCGAATGGATTGCCAAGGGCGTCGAAAAACTGATGGAGTTCCGCGAGGAATCCGGCAAGCTCGCCGCAACCGAAAAAGAAGCGGGAATCGAGAGCAATCGCTCGTTCAACTCCCTAAACGACAAGCTCCTGGAGGCACAGGAAAAGACGGCGGAGCTTGCCGGGAACCAGATGGAGGCGCTCCGTATCAAGCTGGAGCTAATTGACCACGCCTCCATGAATGAGCTTTTCGAGCAGTTTGAATCCCTTTCCAAAATCGCCAACTCGGTTTTTGATGGCATGGCGGTACATTGGTTTCAGTTTGGTAGTGGCGCGGCGGGGCAGAAAGCGTCTCTTGAATCCTTCCGACTTGAATATGAGGGGCTTCAGACAGACGTAAATAAGCAGGGCGAGGCGCACGATTTGCTGACCGCGAAGCTCAGCCGTGAGTCGGAAATTTTCGCAAACCTTCAAAAAGCGCAGGACGCTTTTTCTGGCGCGGGGTCGAAAAGCGCGGGGGCTTATAACGAGTTTGAGCAGGCAAAAACGGCACTTTTAGCCAAGAATGTAACACTCGAAAATGGCTCTGTTGAATCGCTGAATCGGCAGGTAAACGCACAGCGCGAGCTTCTCAACATCCTCCAGAAATATGCCGCCGACACGAAAACTGTAAAAACTGAGCACGATGCGCGCTCCGGCAACGCAAGAACCGAGGCGGCAAAGAAAGACAGCAAGGAAGACAAAGACCCGTCGTCCGAGCAGATGGCCGCGCTCAAGGAAAACCTCGATGCGCAGAAGGCCTTAAAGGAGAACTGGTTTACGTGGAGCACCCAGCGCGAAATCGAATATTGGCAGACGATGGCCACCATCGGCGGCTTGGGGGCGAAAGCCCTCGCCGATATTCAAAACGAGATCGACAAACTCACCCGCAAGGGAGCCGAGGAAGGCGAGAAGGCCTCCGAGCAAGGCTTTGAGCGCAAATACAGTGCAGCCGCAAAGGGTAGTGCGGAGCGCGTCCAATTGGCTACCAATGAGGTTGCTCGTCTCAGGGCCGTCTACAACGGCATGGGGCCGGAGTATGCAGCCGCACAGGCCAAGATGACCGAGGCAACCAAAGAGCAGGGGGCGCAGCGGCGCGCAGACGGGGCGCGGGCTATCGACGAAAGCCTGGCTCTCCAGAATGCGGCGGCGGCAAAGACGGTCCAACTGGCGCGGGATGATGCGGCGGCGGGAATCATCACCAAACAACAGCTTTTACAGGCGGAACATGCCTATATTGCCGCTGTTCTGAGCGATGAAGAGCGGGCAATCCAGATCAAGAAAATTCTCTACGCGGGCGATGCTGAGGAGTTTGCGAAGCTGATGAAGCTCAAAACCGCCGAAGAAACAAGGGCGGCGGCGGAATCGGCCGTGATTGACAAAAAGGAGGCGGCAGACCATCTGAAAACCGCTCAGACTTGGGTCAACGGCCTGACCTCCGGTTTCAGTTCTGGGATCTCCGGGATGATTAAGGGAACCCAGAGTTTCGGGCAAGCCTTCAAGTCCATCATGGGGTCAGCCATGGACTTCGTTATTCAGCAGATGGTCAAAATGCTGGCAAGGCACCTCTCTGTCGAAGTCGCCAAGACCACCGCAACAACGGCGCAGACCGGGGTTCGCACGGGCGTACAGACGGCGGCTGATGCAAAGACGATGGCCAGCGACACAGTGACAGGGGCGCACCATGTAGCCGTCGAGGGCGCGAAGACCGGGTCTACCCTTGCCGGGTCTGCCACTCGTGTTGCAACCGAAATATGGGCATCCCTGAAAACCATGGCTCTCAAGCTCGCTGAGGGCATCAAGTGGATTGCCATTGAGGGCTGGAAGGCGGCGGCATCAGCCTGGGCATCTATCAGCGCCATTCCCGTCGTGGGTCCGTTCCTTGCGCCCGCTGTTGCGGCTGGCGTTGTGGCTTCTGTAATCGCTCTCGGGATGCACATGTCCTCAGCGGCCGGCGGCTGGGATAACGTCCCGTCTGACCAGATTGCACAGATCCACAAAAGCGAGATGATCCTACCGGCCAGCATCGCCAACCCGTTGCGTAGCGCCATAGCGGGCGGGGGGATCGGAGGGAATGGCGGCGGGGGCGACACGCACCTCCATATCCACGGTGGAGTTGATTCAAAGGCATTCTTCCAGCAGAACCAAGGGAACATCATGGCGGCTATCAAAGAGGCGGCGAAGAACCGGCGGGGCTAGACGAGCAGCTATTTTAAGGCTAGTCGCTTCCCGCTCAACCGCGCCAGTATTGTGGGCGGCAAGTTCCACACCCGCAGTGTGTCAGTGTCAGGTATTTTCTCGTATGGGGAGTATTCGATGACGACGTATCCCCCGTTATCCCGAACGGCACGAAGGAACTCTATAGGCTGAGTAAAGAATAGAGAGTCCGACCCCTCTCCCCTTGAAACCGAAAAGCGTTTCGGCGTTGAAGAGTTGAACTTTACTCGGACTGAAGTCTGATCCTCAAAGATGTTGCCTTTTAATTTCAAATACACTTCGCACCTGGTTTTGCAGCGGACCACAAGGGTTGTATTTCCGCCGTACGTCATTGCAAACTCGGTACTTCTGTTGGTTTCCATCGCGTTCTTATCAACACTGTATTCCCAAGCACTGTTCTGGGCAAACGTCAAACTAGCAGAAAAAATCAGCAACACAACAGCAGCGAACGCTTTCATGGTCGTACTCCTTACACCCCTACTTCACAGCACAACCCGCCAGCGCGTCAACCTTTCGCCTCAGTTTCGCGCACAAAACACCAACCCATACAACAAGATGCAACCCATACCGCATTTGCAAAAAGCGGGCGTTTTGGCGCAAAATGACCCCATGCCACCCAAATACGCGGTTACTAGAAGCCGCCTGATGGCCCGCGAAAAAGAACTTCTCAGAGAGCTCGAAGACGTGCGAACCTCGATTGCTGCTTGCCTTCAGGCTATGGAGTGCCCAGCGTCCCTAATCAAGGAGTTCAAAGAGGAAAGGCGCATTACCTCTGACCGTTCTGCAAGTGCAAGGACGCTCCGATTGCGCGATGCGCGCCTGGGAAGCCACGACCCAGAAGACCCCGACCGCAAGCCCAACTAAACCGCCCTAATCTCCATAGTCTTGCCCAGCGCCTTGAGCGCGCCGGCGATCCCGTCGATCTTCGACGCGTGGCGCCAGTCCACGAGCCGGTTGACTTCCTGCCGGGTGACCTTCATGCGCCGCGCCAGTTCTGCCGGTCTGACCTTCTGTGTTGCCATTTCGTTCAAGAGCAGGATCTTCGCCGCGTAGCTGGCTGGCAGTTCAACTACGTGCTGGCCGCGCTTGAGTTTGGAGGGCGCGGGGATCGTAAGGCCCTCCTCGATGTAGTAATCCAAGGCCGATTCCAGAACGTCGGCGGCGTGGTGTAGAGCATCTTCAACGTCTTCGCCCTGGGTGATTGCCTCGGGAATATCGGGGAAGGTGACGACGTACCCGCCTTCCTTCTGTGGTTCGAGATGTGCTGGATAGCGCAACATGAATCCTCCTATTTCAACCCTAGCTGTTTTTTGATGCCTTCGACCAGGCCGGTCTTGAGTTCTTTGGAGTGCATCGGCAGGAAGGATGTTTTGCCGTTCAGTTTCACCTTCAGATGGGAGCCTTTCGCGCCCTCGAATGTTGCCCCCTGTGCTGTCAGCCACCGCTTGAACTCGCTGCTCTTCATGTATCTAATGTAATCATTATTGCTTACAAAGTCAAGAGGAAATGTAAACAAAATTGCGACTTTCTCGATTTCTCATTTCAGAGCCTCCGGGGCCGGCTTTTTGCCCCGATTCGGCTCTATACTGTGTCTGAAATGCAACAGTATGTAGCTTTTGTTCGACGCGGAACACCCGAGGACGGCGCATGAGCAGCTTGCTTTTCCCATCGACGTTGAAGGGCCTGGACATCGAGGTTGACCGCACATCGCAGTTCTCGACGATGATCCAGACGAGCGCCAGCGGTAAAGAGCAACGGGCTACCTTCTGGACCGTCCCGCGGTGGACTTATGAATGGACGTTGAACTTCGTGCGCCAAGCCGGTTTCAGCGCCAAGACGCTCTCCGATGAGCTACTGCAGCTTGCCAGTTTCTTCAACACCATGCGCGGGGCTTGGGATTCCTTCTATTTCATCGACCCAGTGAACGGAAGCCCAACAGCCTGCCCGTTCGGCACTGGCACCGGCGCGCAGACCGTCTTCCAACTGGTCGACAACGAGGGTTATTCGGCGGGAATCATCCAGTCCGCGGCGATCTACGTCAACGGCGTCTTGCAGACTTCCGGCGTGAGCTACAACGCAACAACCGGCGTGGTGACCTTCACGACTGCCCCGGCCAACGGCCTCCCGATCACCTGGACTGGCCAGTTCGCCCGCATCTGCCGGTTTGACGACGACACCATGACCTTCAAGCGCTTCATGCAACTGGCCTGGGACGGCGGAACGGTCAAGGTGATAACGCTCAAATGAAGTACGCCACTCCAGCACTCATCGCGTATCTGGCAACCGGCGGCGTCTTCACCATGGCCGACTGCTACACGATCACGCTCCAACCGGGCGGAATCTACCGCTGGACGAATGCGGACATTCCTCTGACCTTGAATAGCCTCCTGTTCACTTCATCACTGGACAATGGGGGTCAACCGCTCGTGAAGCGCGGGGCTATCCGCAACGCCAGGGGCACCGAAGTAGACACGCTGGACTTGACGCTGCTGTGCGGCGGCTCCGCTCAACTCATGGGAACGAATATGAGCCTCGCGGCCATCAACGGCGCATTTGACGCGGCCAGGGTGCGGGTGGAGCGCGTTTTATCCGCGTACCCCGGCGATACGTCCATGGGTTCCGTCGTCCTGTTTGAGGGCAACTGCGCGGGCGTTGATCCGTCCTCGACTCAGGTTGTCTTGCACGTCAAGTCAGATCTCGAGCTTTTGCAGTACCAGATGCCCCGGATTCTCTTTCAGCCGGGTTGCGCGAACTGCTTTGGTGATAGCGGCTGCGGAATCAGCTTGCCGAGCCTCACGGTTGCCGGAACGGTTGGGGCGGCCCCGTCAGCCTCCAGCCTTCCAACGACGATTACAGGCTCCTACGCTCTCGGGGTCGTGGTTATGACGAGCGGGGTAACATCCGGCTCGCGTCGGACGGTAAGCCAACTCTCAGGCGGAGCCATCACCTTTACCGTTCCGCTACCCGCTACGCCCTCGGCGGGTGACACCTTCACCATCTACCCCGGTTGCGCCCGCACAGCGGCGGCTTGCGCGGCCTATAACAACTCGAACAACTATCAGGGCTTCCCCTACGTGCCAGAAACGAGCACCAGCCTATGACCGCGCTTGATGAGATGTTGCAGCGTGAGGCCGTCGTCGAGGAGGCCCGGTCTTGGGTTGGGACTCCATACCATCACCATGCGCGCATCAAGGGCGCTGGTGTGGATTGCGGCATGATCCTTGCTGAGGTTTACGAGCGCGCCGGGGTTCTTCCCCACGTTGATCCTGGCGAATATGTTGCCGACTGGTTTCTCCATCAAGACGAGCCGGTTTACCTCAATATCGTTGAGCAGTTCGCGGCCAAGATCGACGGCCCGGCTCAACCGGGCGACATCGCAATGTTCCAGTTCGGGCGCAACCCGGCGCATGGAGCCATCGTCGTTGAATGGCCGGCCATCATTCACAGCTTCAAACAGGCTGGCATGGTGATTCTCGACGACGCCGTTTCAAATTGTGACCTTGCCGATCGGTTCGTAGGCATCTGGTCGCCCTGGGCGAAAGCGAGGCCCGAATGAGCGGCTTAATGGGAGGCGGGTCTTCGAACGCGCAAACACCGGTCAAGCTGGCGTCTGTTCAGGTTTCGACCTCGATGTACGGCAAGCCCAAGGCGCTCGTCTACGGCTGCACGCTGGTTGCCAGTAACATGATCGACTGGGCTGGCTTCACCTCTCAGGCGACAACGTCGGGCGGCAAGGGCGGCGGCGGCGTGACCGGCTATAACTACTGGTCTGACTTGATTCTTGCCCTCTGTGAGGGTGGCGCCAGCGGAATAGTCGGGGTTCAGCGGGTTTGGCAAAATAAGGACTGCTACACGCTGGCCTATTACGGCCTCTCGCTCATGACCGGCGCAAGGCCGCAAGCGCCCTGGGGGCCATGGCTGAGTAAATGGCCCAGCCGGGCGCTCGGTTATAGCGGAACGGCTTATATTGCCGGCCTTCAAGTTGCCCTTGGCTCCGATGGTGCACCGCCGAACTATAACTTTGAGGTCCAGGCTCTCCTCGGAACCGAGGCAGACCCGAATTGGCCGGGGTCGTATGACGCCAAGCCCTCGGCCGTCGTGTTCGACGTGCTCACGAATCCCTACTACGGGGCGACATTCCTAGCGGCGCGCATCGCGGACATGGTGACAGGCGCGGCCAGCTTCCAAACCTATTGCACCGCCTGTGGCTTTGCTATCAGCCCGGCTTTCACTGACCAGAGCGATGCGGCAACCTGCATCCAGCAGATCCTTGACGCGACTAATTCTGAGATCGTCTGGTCAGCCGGTACGACGGGGATGCAACTCAAGATCGTTCCCTATGGCGACACGCCCATTACCGCCAACGGCGTTACCTACACACCGAATACCACGCCGCTCTACAACTTGACCTTTGACGACTTCCTGGGGGTCATAGGCAAGGACGGGAAGCCAACCGGCAACGATCCTATCAGCACTCAGCGGTCAAGTACGCAGGACATCAAGAACGATGTGCCGGTGGAATGGTGGGACCGGACGAACAGCTACAACGTGAGCGTTACTGACAGTCCAGAACCTTCAGACGTGTCTCTGAATGGCCTTAAACAGGATTCTCCGCTCACCCTGCATCTCATCACGCGGGCCGCTCATGCGCAGCAAATCAGCGCGATTAAGGCACAGCTGAACGTCTTTGTCCGCAATACCTACACGTTCAAGGTGGGCTGGAAGTACATTCTGCTCGAACCGATGGATCTGGTGACCCTGACGGACGCCATTTCCGGCCTGTCGTTGAGAATTGTACGCATCATCTCAGTAGATATGCCCGACGAGACGAGCGAGGAAGACGGCCTCACAATTACGGCCGAGGACTGGCCCTTTGGGGTCGGGACCGCCGCGCTCTACGCGACACAGACCTCTGCAGGGACCATCCCGAATACCGACCCAGGGAACGCCAACGCGCCGACGATATTCCAAGTTCCGGCGCAGTACTCGGGTGGAGATAATCAGCTTGCCCTCGCGACTTCTGGTGGTTCTAACTGGGGGGGCTGCTACGTGTGGATGTCCGAGGATGGAGCAAGCTATGGTACTCAGCCAATCGGGAAGATTGGCAGCGCGGCGCGCCACGGCACATTAACCGCCGCGTTGCCAGCCGGCAATCCATCGGACACGGTGAACACTCTCAGCGTGCAACTAGCCGATAGCACGCTCCAACTTCAAAGCGTCTCGGCTGCATCGCTTACCGATCTCCTTACGCTGTGCTGGGTAGATTCTGAGCTTATCGCGTTCCAGACAGCGACGCTCACTGGAACCGGGAAGTACAACC